TTAGTCAATATGAAAAAATGTTCCCTGGCGACGTGACTTTTTATCCTGATACATCGCGTCGTCGGCGCTTCTTAGCGCTTGCTCAACGTCCATTGCCTGTGGGTCGGCTTCAATCACGCCAAAGCTGGCGCCGGGATAGTTAATTCGGTGCGCGCCAAGGAAATAGATCCCCGTTAGCTCTTTACGTAAAGCGGCAATATACTCCTGTTGTTCCTCCGCTTCTGAACATAGGCCAACCAGCAAAAATTCATCGCCGCCCAGGCGGCCAACAATATCGCCGCGGCGGGCGCGGGCCAACAGGCGTTCTCCAACCTGAATCAGAAAGCTGTCACCGCAGGGGTGACCGAATCGGTCGTTGATTGCCTTGAAATCATCGAGATCGATAAAAATGAGCAGTACGCTGCGCTGGCGTTCTCTGGCCTGCGCAAACTGTGCGGCAAGATGCTTGAACAACGAGCGGCGATTCGGCAAACCGGTGAGCTCATCGGTGTACGAGTGCATCTCCAGCGCGACGTTTGCAGCCCGAAGCTGCTGCACCAGGGTCTCTTTCTCAACATAGTGCGAAATGAGGTTGGCAAACAGATTCATCACCTGCTCACCCTCAATGTTATAGGGTTGTCTTTCCCGGCTGGTGGCGCAGAGCGTGCCGAATAATGAGCCATCGGTCAGGCGCACGGGGATGCTGAAAAAGGTTGCGATACCCAAATCCTGGGCGGCGATACACGAACGCCAGCGCTCGGCGACATCGTTGCTGAATATGCAGCGGTCGTCCAGCGCACGTTTACACAGGGAGTCATTCCAGGGAACGGAGAAACCTTCAGGGATCTGCATTTCGCTGCTATTGTGCGCGTACATAATCTGCTGGCGCTGCGCCTCGAAGTCGATACGAGTCAGGTAGGTAGATTCCATTCGGGTAACAAGCTCCAGCATCTCAAGCAGCTGTCGCACCAATGTTTCCAGGGTGTGTTCATTGGCGAGCGTTTGCGAAACGCGAGCGAGGAGAAAATCGGACATGAGGAATACGGCTCCCGAACGCTAATCGTAACTACCGGCAAGCTATGCGAAACGACAATTAGCGCAGAATTAACAGAGATACACAAAATTTAACACATCTGTCGGGAGAATACCTGCATCGAGGGTGGGAAAAAAGCCCCGTCGGGTGCGTTGGAAACACCCGGAACAAGGGGCTTTCAACGGTACAATGCGGGGTTGCGCGGCACGCAAGACCATTGAAAGCCATAACTAATTACCTATCTGTGGACATTATGTGGACATTTCACGCATCGGCGCTACCTCTCAGCGGGTTAAGCGAGATCGCGTCCTGAAGATATTCCGGTGCAAAGTGAGCGTAGGCCATAGTTTGTTCAATTCGCGCATGCCCAAGAATCCTCTGTAACGTAATGATGCTTCCCCCATTAATCATAAAGTGCGTCGCGAAACTGTGGCGTAGTGCATGCGTCGCTTGGCCGGTCGGAAGATCAGGTTTTACTTCCCTGAGTATCTGCCTGAAGTCAGAATAAGACGCCTTACCAAATAACAATCCTCGCTTACCATCCGCTATGAGTTTTGCCACTTCCGCTGATACTGGAACGGTCCGCTGCTTGTTACTCTTAGTTTTAACGAACGTCACACGGTTCTGTATGATGTTTTCTGCCTTGAGTCGAGCCGCTTCACCCCAACGAGCACCTGTACTTAAACAGAGAACGGCTATCTTCTTGTTGTCGCCATCCAGTCTAAAGAGCAAGTGCTTGATTTCGTCCTCTGTCAGATAGCCAGTTTCGGGGACTTCTTCTTTCAACTTCTTTCTGCCCCTGATCGGATGTTCACCCGAAAACAACTCGGCCTCGATAAGCGCTGTGAACATACCACTGATGCTGTTGAGGTCACGGTTAATGGTAGAAGCTTTAATGCCCTGACTTCTTCTTGCCGCGTAATACTGACTAATCAGCGCTTTCGTAATCTGAAAAGCACAAGGATCGTCGGTAATCCTGCAAAACACGTCTAACTTGTTGCGGTTTATCCGACCATGTTCCTCATGCTTACCTTTCAAATTCCACCAAAGCTGTATCAGTTCAGACAGATGCCGCTTATCCGTCGGTTTTGATAACCATTCTTTGGTGTGGTGGTTGAACTGCGTATGCTTCTCGAACGCTACAGCTTCGCTTTTTTTATCAAACTTCCTGCGGATACGCTTTCCATTGCGACCAGCAGGCCTGATGTCCACTTCATATCGACCATCATCGAGTTTCTTAATAGTCATAAGAAAACCCTCCGATGGGTGCGTTTGCCTTTAGGCCTCAACGCGTTGCAATTATGTGATGAATACTTTTCGACCAATAATAGACATTTGAAATGTATGTAGGACTGGTTAATTGTTAACCAGTCTTTTGGTCTGAGTGCTGCGAGGTTGTTAAGTCTTGCCCAAAGTGTGCGAGGGCCGGTGCGATTTGACCGGCTTCAGGCGAAACCTGATCGGTCATAAACCACAGGGTGTATTTCATGAATCTGGGGTGTTGTAGCAGTCTCATTATCGCTTCAACGCCTGGCTTTTTATCACCCGCTTCATAGCCACAAAATGAGCCGTAAGCAATGCCAGTTAATTCACTGATTTCTTTCCTATTTAGCCTTTCGGATTCCCTAATGAGCTTGATTTTTTCATGAACTGGGGTTGACATGAGTCCTCCATAAGATGATTATTCTCTTATAAGGAAATAATTTCCGAATAAGGAATTTCTACAGATAGGCAATTAAATACAATTAAGAGCAATTAATTACCCAAAAGGAGAATGTAACAGATGAGCAAACAGCTTGTAAGTAGCACGGATGCTGTGCCTTATCAGGAGTTCGCCAGACTCATCGGGAAAACCCCTGCTGCGGTGAAGGGCATGATCGAAAAAGGGAAGCTTCCTGTAATCGAGATGACCGATCCCCAGTCTACTTCTGGCCGTGCCGGCGAATACTGGGTTTACCTTCCAGCCTGGAACAACGGCATGAAACTGGCCTACGAAAGTCGTCCGAAGGAGATCAGGGAAGGGTGGTTGATGTGGCTTGGACTGGGAGAATGAAAATGCTCAACCCTGCTGAATCAGATAGTGCATTACAAGGGCAAATTTTCTACCGTGGCGATATGAAAAGCGCCACATTGGTGGCGCTGGTTCCCTACAAGCAATTACTTGCCACGATTTCTGTTGACGTGATCTTGCAGAATGGCGGCCAACTCTTCGATCTCATCCAAGGCGAGCCCAACAAAGAAACGGTCGGTGGATGGAATGGAGACTTTTTGCGGGAAGCCAAAGCCAATAAAAGCCATACCAGATTCGCCTTCGACGTAACCATATTGCTTGGCGATAACATAGGGATCCTTACGAACTTCATTACTAGACATTGAAACTCCTTGTTTTATGTGTAGTTGCCTGCCCATTCTTGGCGGAATGCAGGCCATAAAAAAATACCATAAACAAGCCATCATGAATGGCTTAACAATTCAATGAATATCTTTTGTTTGACGGAGTTCTCATATGAAGAGTGGGGTTGGTAAGGGGGTGTTGCAGTTGAATAGCAAAACCAGTCTTTACTGTGGCTTTACTATTCTGAAACTCCCACGCAAAAAACCGTACAACCGCCAGCGCTATCAAATTACGCACACAGGCCATTATTACGGCATTGACTTTGCTTTATCAGAAGCATGCCGAACGATTGACAGAATCATGAGTAAAAAGCGCTTCACTGCTTTTTAATCTCTGGGGGCGAAAATGAAACTCGAATATGCAGAAAAAATTAACTCGCTTTTACAATGCTTCCATTTCAATAAAGAGTTTCTGGAATGGAATCATGATTACTCTCTCCAGCTTTTACGCCATGGCGTATCCCACCTTTATCATTTCGCAATGCTTCAAGGCGAGAATGATGAATGCACTCTTGAAGAACTCCGCAACATCATTATTTCCGTGACCGATGGTGATATCCCTAAACCATACGACCTGCTATCGCTGGACGCTGAGCAACTGAAGAAGGCTATGAAGTTTGTTCAGCCGCAGGAGGTAACCGTAGAGGTTACACCGGAGATCCTGGAACACCTGAAACTGGGAGCTAGAGCCTCCTGGCGGCTGGAGCCCCCTCGCTTTAACTGATCATCGGAGTACGCCATGTTCACCGAAGAAAAAACATCCTTTGAACAGGAAATGCTGATTCGAGAAGCAGTGGAAAGTGCCGAGCAGGGGTTCACTGTACATCTAAAAAATGGCGCTCGTATCACCATTAGTTCAAAAAGCCCGTCTAAAGATTTAATCATTTACGGGCTCGAAAAAGCAATACGCGGTAATCACGATCGCGCGCGAATGACCTTTATTGATTTCATGTATTACTGGCATGAAAGGATATTTAAGCAGATTAAAAGAAAACAGCGTCCAAACAATTAATTAACCCGCTTTAAAAATGACGGCATTCACTTTGCCGGGGATTCGTTTTGCCTTTTTCAGGAGGTTGCATGTCGGTTACGTCAATAAAGCCGGAAGGCGGAATAAGCGATCCAGAGTTTATGGGAATCAGCACCAATGCGCGCAAAGGCGAGCGCGCCCACTTACTCGGATTGCTGCGCATTCGTATGGGCCTACTGAAAGAGCAAGGCCTTACCCCCGAAGATATTTATTCAGCACTTGAGCAGTGGATAGCCAACCACGAAACAATCACCAGCGAGGGCAGTAGACCATGAATCACGTAATGATCGATTTGATTAACGTTAGTAAGAAACCGTCATCACCTCTGTGTGCCATTGAAGCTGTGTTTTTTGAACCCTCAACAGGGCAGATCGGAAAGGTTTTTTATTCTTCGATAGACATTCGTAAATCTGAAAGCTTGAAGGGCCGTATCAGCATTAGTACGGCATTCGATTGGATGAAAAAAGACTCTCACTGGCGCGCCGAAGTGATGAGCGCAACCGAAGCTGAAGAAGATGCACTTTGCAGCCTTGCTGCTTTCATCGCCGACAATACCTGTCCCCGGAACGCGGCGTTATTCGTATGGTTCAAAGATGCCCCGGAAAAACTGGTTTCACTTCGTTATGCCGTGGATCGCTTAGAGGTGTCAGGCATTTTCCCTGAAGGCACAAAATACCGCTGCATTCGTTCACTTCTCGACCTTGCTGCTGCCACAGACTATGCGCCTCATGCGAGAAGCGCCCTGGCATGTTACACGCTCACTGACGCGCGATATCAAGCGGAGCAAGTCTGCGAAATCTGGCAGCGCTTAACCTCCCCACACATTGGATCGCTGTGAGGGCCGCCATGCATTCGCATTTATCTGTTGTTTGTAACGCGCCGTTGCCGGTTTGTAAGAGGGCGCTTGCCGCCCTGAATTGCTTTGCTCGTGGACAGCGTAATTACACCCGCGTCAAGCCACACGCCTATCTCGTGATCCGCATTGGCCTCCGTTGGCGTTTGCTCAGCAAAAACGGTGGTAAGCAGTGGCGACTGATGACCCATGAAACCTATAACCAGGAATGCCGCAAATGATTAAATCACCTCTTAAGTGGGCTGGCGGTAAAACCCGCGTGTTGCCGGAGCTGCTGAAGCACTTACCTAAAGCTGATTGCTTGATTGAGCCCTTTGTAGGCAGTGGCACAGTCTTTATGAATACGGAATACCGCCGCTATGTGCTTTGTGACAGCAATCGCGCATTGATCAATTTCTTCCTCGCGCTCAGGGAAGACCCTGAAAGATTGATACTGATCGCCAGGAACGTATTCAGAAATGGCAATAACGAAGATAGCTATTACGAAGAGCGCAAGTTGTTCAACCACCTGTCGTGGGATGACGAGTGTGCAGATGATTACGTTGTACGGTGGGCTGCATCATTTTTATACCTGAACCGCCACTGCTTTAACGGGCTTTATCGCACCAACAGGGATGGCGGTTTCAATGTTCCATTTGGTAGCTATAAGGCGCCTTATTTTCCAGAAGCAGAAATGCGCCTATTTGCCGAAAAGGCGCGGGATACTCACGCGCTCTTTCTTTGTAATGATTTTCGTACTTCCATTCCGTACGTCGCCAGGAATCGCCTGGACTCTGTGATTTACTGCGATCCACCGTACATCCCGACTAGCAAAACAGCCAATTTTACCGCTTACGGCAAGCCATTTACCCTGGATGATCACCGCGCTTTGGTTACGGCGTTGCTGGACGTTAATCGCCAGCATGGAACGCGATCGGCCATCTCGAATAGCGACACACCAGAAACACGCCAGATCTACTCCGCTTTCAATCTCCACGCCTTCAGAGTTCGACGTTCCGTTAGCGCCAAAACCCGCGATATGGCCGGTGAAGTGATTGGCGTTCTTCGCGTGTGTGGTGGTTGCGGTCGTTCTGGTGGTGGAGGTTGTCCGGACTGTGGGGCGGTGATGGGTGATGCGACATATGCCGAAATGTTTGGCGCGCCGGCTTGTTAAAGCGTTGGCTTTGCAAAATAAGATTCGAAGGTGAGCTATGCCTGACTCCACATCCCTGGCATGGAGCTGGAATGCCAGAAAGCAGCCAGTAAACCCTTATGCTGTTGATGTGCCTGCACGGAAACCCTCTGCGCTGGCCGTCTGGATTGCGCTTTATGAGCAGGATAAAAGCGATCAACGCGAGCAGGCTGAAGCAATGAGTCGTGCAGCAGAAGAGTACCTCTTTTCTGTTGCACATTGCGATCCCTGGCACTATGACGAATTGAATGATGCGCTGATTGAGAAGGCTAAGCGACATGCAGAACTCCATCGTGTTGATCCTCTTACCCTGATTCGCGATGACGTCGCCAGCTTGCCTGGTTTCCTGCGCAAGCCGCTGGAAACAAGGATTAAGTATTTGGAAAAATCAGAAGATCCGCGCCATTTGCCTACCTATCTGAATGAGGTCATTACTCCCTCATTAGTGAGAATTGACAGGGTCCGTGCTAACCAGGCGTCGCTGTCATTCCAGGCCATGGCTGGCAGGGATAGCCTTGATCAACTCCTTCGACTTGCTGAACTGAATCAGCGGGAGGTTAAGCGGCTTTCAACGCTGGTCGCAGCGCACATTGATATGATTTTTATCCAGCTTTGCGGTGAGATGCTGACCGATGAATTAGCTTCTCCCATCGTAATACTGGAGCTCTATCGTCGTGTGGCGGCCGAAGTGTCTCGCCTTGATGTTATCCCGCCGGGTTATGAAGCGCTCCGCAGCAAACATAATCGCCGCAACCCGATTAATTACGAGCTGATACCGGGCGCGCTTGCCCGTATGCGTTGTGCTGACTGGTGGCAACGTAAGCTGTGGCAACTCCGCAACGAATGGCGGGAAGAGTTACTTCGGGCTGCGTGCCTTGTTCATCGGCACGCATCACCTTATGTCAGCCATGACATTCTGTTGCAGAAGCGGGAACAACGCCGTAAGGCGATGGATTTTTTCCGCAACCATGATCTGATTAACGAAGATGGCGACACGCTCAGCATGGAGGATGTGGTGCTTGCAAGTGCCAGCAATCCAGCGCACCGTCGTAATGAGATGATGGCCTGTGTCAAAGGCCTGGAATTGATAGCTGAAATGCGTGGCGACTGCGCCATGTTCTATACCATCACCTGTCCTTCTAAGTACCACGCCACACTGATGAACGGGAAGCCTAACCCTACATGGGATCACTCGACAGTTAGGAAAAGCAGCGACTATCTGGTTGATACGTTTGCGGCATTCCGTAAGGCAATGCACAAAAAAGAGCTGCGCTGGTACGGCGTCCGCGTAGCCGAACCACATCACGATGGAACTGTGCACTGGCATTTATTGTGTTTTATGCGCAAAAAACATCGACGTGCAATCACAGAGCTGCTGCGTCGTTTCGCTATCCGAGAAGATCGCGCCGAACTTGGCAATAACACTGGCGCTCGTTTCAAGTCAAAGCTGATAGACCCGCGAAAGGGGACTCCGGCCAGTTATATTGCAAAGTACGTCAGTAAAAACATCGATGGGCGTGGGCTGGGTGACACCGTCAGCAAGGAGACGGGTAAATCACTACGTGATAGTGCCGAGCACGTCACTGCGTGGGCATCGTTGCACCGTGTTCAACAATTTCGTTTTTTTGGGATTCCAGGCCGCCAGGCGTACCGCGAGTTACGATTGTTCGCATCGCAGGCAACTCGTGCCATGAAAACCAGCAAACCGGGTGCTCCGGTACTTATGGATCCAAAACTGGACGCTGTGCTCGCTGCTGCTGATGTTGGCTGTTTTGCCACTTACATCATGAAGCAGGGCGGTGTACTTGTTCCCCGCAAAAATTACCTCATTCATACTGCCTACGAGCCGACAGTCGAACCAGGAACGTATGGCGATCACGGGATTCGTATTTATGGCATTTGGTCGCCAATCACCGGTAAGGAAAACAAAATATGCACGCATGTCCATACCTGGAAGATGGTGAAGAAGACTCCCGCTAACCCAGGCGCTGAAAGCGCCGCCCAGGGCGACCCCGTCGCCCCTTGGACTCGTGGCAATAACTGTCCCCGGTCCTCAAAAAAGCAAGGGGAAGGACAGGGAATACGGAACTGCTGGTTCAGAACGAATAGTCGGGGCGGCTGGATATGAGCGAATTACCAGCTAAATAAACTGTCAACAACGCCTTCGAGAAACATGTAAACCAAAGGGTTCGTTAGCACATAAACCAAAGTTGCTAACCTTATCTCCTAGTTTGCGTTCAATATGTGATTTTGATCTTTAAATAGGAACTGAACTATATGAGCCACAGGTTGAGTATTTACTTCTATGTCACCGCTTAAGATTTAATGATAGAGTGGTATATACCATTTACAACGGAGAATTGCGTAGTGCGAGACTTGTAAGTTTTATATTCAGATTGAAAGTATATTGAGTATCTTGTGAAAAATTAAAGATAAGTATTCGCAACTTCCTATAGAGATTTTAGCTCATGTTTTAAGTTTAATTAAAAATGATACATCAGAATGGTGGGTGTTATTGCATTGAATTTTGATAATCGGTTTGTGATTTTTTTTACATTTCAGCCATGTTTTTATGATTGTTTTTAGATCAAGGATGGTTGAAGATAATATTTAATTGCTATACCTTTTAGCAGAGTGGCCATCATGCTAGATGAGATGATGATGACCACTATAATTAAAAATAGATTTTAATTTGATATCTTAGAACGGAATTCCGCCTAAGTTTCGTTTTAGTAAAGCTTGAACCCGAGGCCTTCCGCCGCCAGCGGAGGTAAAGTTAAGCCCCCATCTATATATCTCTGGTAAAAAATACCTGTCTTCAGAGTTTTGGTCTGTATCTTCATAAATAATTCCTAATTCCTTCAAAGAGTTTAAAAGCTCCAGTGATAATCCAACTTCTAATGGGTTGAATGGCACTTTTTTTACTTCTTTTGGTATTGTTTTGAGGATTGCAAGCCAATCATTTAATGATTTTATTTCGCTTGCTGTTTCTGAAACTTTTTCTTGGCTACAAGCAGGTAAAGATTTACGGATTGCTTCAGGTGCAAGAATGCGGTCTACCCAAACTTCAGGCTTTATAGTTGAGCTTTGTGTTTGTAACATAGCCTCTGCTGAAAACTTCAGGAATCTAACTATATCTCTTGCTTGTAATTTACCGTTTAAGTCGCAGATTGCAGCAAAAACCCATCTTGCGCTATTCGCTTCTTTTGAATTATCTCGACCTAGTTTTTTACCCCATAGTTTTTCTAGAGCAGTAAGTAAGTTATCACTGTTTAATTTATCGGCTTCGTTAGGTTTTGCGTTAATTATAGCTGATTTCCCTGCAACCCAGTAGGCTAAACGAAGGAATGATTCAGGTGTCCATTCTAATCTAAACGGTTGATATCTAGATACAAATTGTGAAAAATTCTGTTTTATGACAGTTTGTACATAATCAGCCCGGATAAAGCAAATTAACCCTATTTTTCTATCAGAGATTTCTGAAAGGGCATTCGGCAATTGCAACAATGCCTTTATTGCACTTCGTTGGACCTCTTCTGCATCAGGGGAATCGAATAAATCCTCTATACCATCTACAAGCAAGAGTAATGACTGGTTTTTACTAGCTAATTGTTCATTAAGCTCTTGAAGAGAATTGCATTCCCCCCCTAGCTCTGACAATAAAAAATCAATCCAGAATTCATCCCAATTGGTATCAGCTGTATCTAACGCAGCTTTGACTTTTTTTGATGCTGAGTCAAGGGTGGTCTCAGATTTTAGCCCAAGGTTAATTAATGACTGTTTCCTGATTGAACGAACTCTTTCACTTGCTGCATCAAGGTTTGTTGACGCAAGTAATGGAAATACTACAGCATCAACGGTGGAGGTAATTCCTGTGTTAATTTTTTTGTGGAAGTTTCCCCAGTTTCCAGAAAGACAAATTTGAATATATGTGAATGTTTTTCCCGCACCTTTAGCTCCAATAGATACAGCATTAGGTAGAGTGTCGGTATAATATTTTGCAAAATTGCGGAGCGGATCGGTTACAAGCATGTCATTTGCTTCAATATTTTCGGCAAATTGAAACTTACTACATGTATCACGTAATTTTTGCGCGTCAGAAATATTTTTATTCCCTGATGCATGACCATTAGCATTATTTAAATCAAATGCAGAAGAAGATAATGATTTCGCCCAATCTTTTGCAGAATCATAGAGTGTCGAGTGTGGTAAGGCCTCATATGCACTTCTAATGGAGGATAGGCTCATCAATGACTGATTAAAGTCAACTTCAAGCCATTCAATTCCTTGAGCTAAAATGTCAGAGTCATCTGTTGGATATGCAGAGTTCAACATTTCAGTGGCTAAGGTATATGCTGGTAATTTCCGAAGTTGATTAGTTAACAGGCTAACAATTACTGAAGGTTTTTCCTTACTGTATGTAGAAAAGTTGAATGTAGAGTTTGAACTGTTCAAACGAGATAAAACTTCACACATACCTTTGACTGATTGAGGGGCAACTGTAGTAACGAAGTAGTGTTCAATTCTCGGATCAAAGATAATAGGGCTCGCAAGTTCACTTAGCCCTGCTCTTAAATCGATTAAAACGACATCCACCTCTAAAACCTTACCTAATTTCATAAGGTATTCACTTAATACCCATGGGTTATCTAAGTTTTTAGATAGATGCTCGGGAGTTACTGGCATGTCCATCACCGATGTGAGATCAAGAGATGAGGGTAATACAAAAATCTCTTTACTAGGTCCATCAATGTTAATGGATGATTTTCTAAGTTCATTTGCGAAGTAATTTATCACCTCGCTTTGCGCGCTAGGGGAATAATGAATTGCTTCCACATAATTTATGAATGAGACAGTGGGTTTATTTTCATCATCTAACCAAAAACTTATACCTGGAGCTTCTAGATCCGCATCAATTAAAAGAACCTTTGCTCGCTCTTTTGAATTGAGCATAGCAGTTGCGTATGTCATCAATGATGTTGTCCGTCCAACACCACCTTTGAAAGAGTGAAATGAAGTAACATGAGGGCCATCAGACCACTTTTCGGGAGTGTTTACGTTTACTCCAGGGTTGTATACATGTTCCTTCCAGAGAGGATATACTAGTTTTTGATTTTTTTTTGTGTTTGCAGTTTGTATAAATTCGATGGGATATTGCTCTTTATTTAAATCTAGTCTGATATAAGGTTGACCAACAACTGAAAGCTTTCTACCAAAAATAGATCCTAGCCATTCTAGAATAGACAGTAACTCACCTGAGTACTCAATCTCCATGCCAGAGTTATAACAAAAAACGGCCTGTATGAAATCAGGATAATTTGTTTTATTCTTACTAACTTTTTTTAGTTGTCTTTCGACATCTAACCAAGTTATTAATTTTTCATCCATATCATAGCTCCTTATTTATCCATGCATTTATTTGCAATAATTTCTCTTCTAAAATCTGATCAGTGATAGCTCCCGGTCCAGTTAATTTTCCACCGTAACGCCATACCTGATTTAGTTGGCTTACATGGCAATTCCTAGGGGTTGAAGCCCTGTTGATATTACAATTTTTCATTGAAACACCCTCAGGAAGCAATTGGGCTTTTGGTAAAAGAACAAGATTAGCTATTTTATTTAAGTCGTGAGACAATAATTCGGCATTTTCTTCATCAATAATGTCTAAATTTCTTTGCGTAAGAAAAACAGCCTTTAGCCCGCACTCAACAGCATAAAAAAGAAGCAGTCTGTGTGGGTTTTGTCGTGGTTCAGCATCAGACACTGCTGTTGCATCTCTCCAGGCCCGGGTGAGCTCTTGTTTTGTAAAAGGTAGCTTAGCCATTGTTAGTCGTGGTCCTTGGCAAAAATATTTGCGGATGTACATACCAACACTGTTTTTTCTAGAGTGCTTGTATAGTTAATATACGCTATTTCGCAGTTAACTAATTGATAGTAATGATTTTAAAGGTTTGAGTGCATATCGATATCCACGTGTAATCTTTAAACATAAAAGCCAATTTAATATTAAATACCATAGTAAAAAATGGCAAAGTATATCTGCATCTTCCACGCGTACATAATTTATACGACGGTTTCCATCATAGCGCTGGTGCTGCTGCCAATCAACCATTGCCATGATACTAGCTTTGTGCGATCGGTATGTGTATTAAAACGCTCGTTTTATCGGCTTGAATCAGCAGAAAAACGCATCTTCAACTAATTTTTAATAGTACAAAAATGCACTAATTAGCATATATTTTTGATGTACTCTATCCTTTGTAAGCCGATGTGTGGTGCGGTCTGGGCGTAGTGTTGCGCATGCACGAGAAATGAAAGGATTGCTGCGCGCAGGTGACGGGGGGCAAGCCCCCGCAAACGGGTCAGGGTAGGGAAGGCGGCAGAATACGCAATTTCACAGTTTCTGCGTCACGGTGAGCGGTCGTTTTGGTTGGAGGTATGCCCTTGTGCAGGGAAAAAGCTGCGACGCGCGGAGAGGCGCTGATGCCGGATTCTTTAAGCAGAAAAGATGAGGCCAGCGAAAACGCTGGCCTGTTATAAATGGCTGATGTTGTTTAAAGAAACTGAATTTTCTGGCGGTTATTTCTCAGGGGTAAGCAACGCGTAAGGGTTAAAGCGGATCACTTCTTCTCCGATCCACTCGTTCACCACCTTCAGCGCCTCCATCACGGGTGTCAGTTCGTTGATAGCGTACACCCGGGCGGCTTTCTCGATATCCCCAAATGATCCGTTTCCCTCTGGCATGGCACCCATCAGCTGCGGCGGGATACGGTGCGCTGCGAGTATGTCGTCACGTGTGGCATTCTTGATATTAATAAACTCATCTTTCGCCGTGATCTGCTGGAAGGGGAGGATTTGCACGCCGTCTTTGCCGCCGCCTGGCGCATGCAGCAGCAGGTTTTTAAATGCGCCTTTACCGCGCGCACCGGTCAACGTCTCTTTGACTGCCTTCATGCTTTTATCGTCAACCTGTCCGGCGCCAATATAGACAATGCATCCAGCATGCGATCCGTTGTCGTAGTACAGCTTACGGAACATGTCAGCGGAGTGGGCCAGGCTGGCGGCCAGCAGTGCTGCCATATATTCCGGCATACCGTAGACCTCCTGATTAATATCAGGGTTCAGGACGTGACAAACCGTTCCTGATTTGAACGTGTGCTCTTCTTTCCAGCGCCGGATAAACCAGTATTGATCGAGATCTGTGCTCCCACGCCGGGTGTACTTCGCAAGAGAGTGTTTGAAGGGAAGTGGGCCGCCCAGGCGATTACGCGGCAATTCGAGATAGGCATTGCCAAACGTGAACCAGTCCAGCGCAAACGCGGAAAAGGTCTGGCGATTGAGCAGCTTGTGCGGGATAAAACAGCCGGTGAGCACATTACGTTTGAAATACAACGCCGACTCATGCCAGGCGCTCTGGCGCGGAGCTTTAGCCAGTCCGTAAAAATCTACTGGTGTCTCATAGTATCGCCCGTTATCCATGCAATAGAGATTGTCCAGCAAATCGGCCATATCCCGCACGGGATAAGGGCCGTCAAAGCTGAACGCTGTCAACGCGGGATCGGCCTTCAGTGACTCCACAATGTCAGGGCCGGCGGTGCTGGCTATCGGCTTTTTACCGTATTTCTCTTTCAAAGTTACCATCCCATTGCGAAACCACCGCCGCCACTTTCCTGGCCCAACGGTTCATTGATAATCGAAAGCATGGTTGCCCACGCCATATCGCCATGGCTTACGCCGCGCGATCGGTCAGTTTCGTAAGTGATGAAACCGCCGGGCGTAACAACTTTGCGAACAGCGTTGAAGGCTCTGACCAGACCCTGCTCGCTGCGGTCATATTCCCAGCGGCCGGCGCGTATAACCTGCAACATTTTGAGGACTAGGGCGCGCTTGGAAGAGAGGCTCATCTGGTAGCAAATAGCCGCCGGGAACCAGTTTTTAACAATCTGCCAGACCGCCTCCCCGACGCCTTGCCCGTCAATGGCGATGTGAGTGACGTTGTAGCGCTCGGCTGCCTCTTTGATGACCGCCGCCTGCTGCTCAAACTCAAGTCCTCGCAGTTGCTTCAATTCAACCGTGCGAAATCGGCCGCCGGCCACAAGGGGAGGGACCGTCACGGATAGAGCTCCGGCATCACCATTGCCGCTGCCGCCGTTGGCGTCGTAGCCCAGCCACACCTCACGTTGCCCCATAGGGCGACTGGCGAACGGTTTCCAGTCGGGCCAATCGTCATACCCGTCAGCGCCGCACCCCAGTAACTGGCTAAGATTGAACGCGCTTTCGCCGTCTTTGACGAACTCGCACATGTACAGGTTTTCAAATTCATCAGGGCTGTTTTCGTCCCGGATTTCATCAATGTCGGTGTAGTCCCAGCCATTGTTGATAGCGTCCTGAATAGTGACGATCTGCCGCCACGTTTTGTCCGGGTAAAGCACGCCGCTACGCGTTTTCTTCCAGGACACATCGAAATCAACGCGCTGCGCTTTAGGCCGTTTCGCATTCCACCGATCGCCGGTCCAGAACTGATAGGCTTCATGGCTTTCGCTGGATGGCGTGGAGAAGTACGTACGCGTTAAGCCTTTGAGCGTTGCCATAGCGCCGGCAACCTTACGCAGATTGATAAAGTTACCGGTCCAGAAAAACTCATCAAATCGCAGGTGCCCCGTGTAGGACTGCGCGGTCGCAGCTGATGTCCCAAGAAAATGCAGCTCCGCGCCGTTTGACAGCGTGATTTGCTCGCCGCCTTTAAGTTCGACGTCCACCTCTTCAGCCGCTTTGCGGATGAAGTTGCGGAACTGTAGCGCTTGCTTTCGTGATGCTGACAGAAAGATTTGGTTGCGCTGGTAGTCGTGCTTAACGTCCGTTCTCAGTGCGCCCAGCAACGCCTCGCGTGCAAAGTACCAGGTAGCGCCAATCTGCCGCGATTTGAGGATCATCCGGTTACGCTGATCGCGCTGTTCGTACCAGCCGCGCTGGTGCCATGCGAGAGAGTCGAGAATTTTTAAGCGCAACGCCTCGATCTGCTCCTCGGAGAAGTGATTTTTCTTCTTGCGTCGACTGGTTTTTTTAGCGCCTGTGGTAGTGGAGGCCTGCCCAGTATCCAGCTTTTTCAACTGCCGGGTTAATAGATCAATCTCTTTGAAATCGCCACTGGTTTTATTGTCTTTCGCGCTCAGCTGGCAGAGACGGGTATCAATGGATTGCGTCACCCGTTTGATGGGCGTTGTGTCATCCCATGCGTCGCGCTTTTTCCACGAATAAACCGTGTTTGAGTTGATACCCATGAGTCGCGAAATTTCGGCGGGCGGGTAACCCTGCCAGTAGAGCTGCTTTGCCCTCAATCGAATAAACGCATCCTGAATCATCACTTCCCCCTTTTGAGCAGGGAGATTACCTGCGCGCGATCCCCGCGGCTCGGGCTTTCAGGTCTGACCGTTCTCCGACAACAAAACCGCGTGGCGCCGGGCTTTCAGGCTCTGCGATGATGCAGCGACTGACATAAATCAACAGGATAAAACGACATGGCCAGCACGACTAAACCCGCCCGCAAAAAGTTTCGCGTTGCGGTTTCCGGCGCCACCGTTGACGGGCGCGAGATCCAGCCGCAGCACCTCCGCGATGCGGCGGCGAGCTACAACCCGGACGTTTACGGCGCCCGCGTCAACGTGGAGCACTATCTCTCCATGCTTCCTGACAGCAATTTTGGCGCCATGGGGGATGTTGTGGCATTAAGCGCGGAGGATATCACCGAAGGGCCGCTGGCCGGTCGTACGGCGCTCTATGCCGAGATCGACGCGTCGGCACGAATGAAGCAGCTCACCGATGAAGGTAAAAAAATCTATTCCAGTATTGAGCTGCATCCGCAGTTTGCCCTTAACGGCAAGGCGTATGTGGTTGGCCTGGCGATGACGGACACCCCGGCGAGTCTGGGTACTGAGCGCCTGAAGTTTGCCGCGCAGCAGCGCGCGCAGGTTATGGCCTTCAACAACCAGCAGACTGAGCCGCCGATGTTCTCTGATGCGCTTGAAGCTGAAGTGGTCGAACTGGCAGCCCAGCGTAGTGAGGAGGGAGCCAACTGGTTTAACCGCATGATGGGCATTCTCAATAAAGGCCAGAAAACCGACGATCAACGTTTCAGCCAGTTGCATCAGGTTGTTGAAGCCGTTGCTCAATCTCAGGCCGATCAGATTGACCGGTTCGGTGCCATGGAACAGGACCGCCAGCAGGACAAAGCGGCCATTCAGCAACTGACCAGCGAACTTAACGAGCTGCGCGGTCAGCTCCAGCTCCAGCCCGCAGAAAATTACAGCGCACGACCGGCAGCAACCGGCAACGGAAGCGCGCAGCTTGCAGACTTCTAAGAGGTAACCATGGAAAACCAGACCCGCGAACTATTTGATAATTACATTGTGCGCCAGGCGCAGCTGAACGGCGTTTCACCTTCTGCTGTGACCAAACGTTTTAACGTAGATCCCGCTGTTCAGCAAAAACTGGAACAGGCCGCTATGGAGTCGGATGACTTCATGAAGCAGGTCAATCACTTCCCCGTGAAAGAGCAGGAAGGCCAGAAAATAAAGATCGGCAGTAAGGGGCCGATGGCGAGCACCAATAACAGCTCGGACGGCACCAACCGCCGCAACCCGGCACCCAACCATAACAAAGAGCCGCAGAACTACCACTGCCGCAAAACCAACTATGACTATGCGCTTTCGTATGCGGAGCTGGATGCGTGGGCCGGTCACCCTGAATTTCAGTCATTAATCAGTAATGCAATGGCTCGTCAGCTGGGGCTGGATCGCCAGATGATTGGCTTTAATGGCACGCATTACTCTGAAAACTCCGACCGCACGACCTATCCGTTATTGCAGGATTGCGGTGTTGGCTGGCTGCAAAAAATCCGCAATGAAGCACCGCAGCGCATTATGCCGGGTATCACGCTGACTTCCCGTGATGAGAATAACGCGGTGATTGCGTCTGGCACCTACGGCAATATTGATGCCGCCGTGCTTGATGCACGTCACAGCCTTATGGATCCCTGGTTCCGCCGCGCTCCCGGTCTGGTCACTGTGCTCTCTTCCGATCTGCTGCTGAAAGTGAACCTGCCGAAAGTGAACGCGCTCAGCCAGACCAATCCGAATACCGAACTGCTGGCCGCACAGCTCATTGTCAGCCAGGAAAAGATCGGCGGCCTGCCAACGGTCTTTGTCCCGGGTATTCCTGAAGACGTCGTGCTCATCACCAACCTGAAAAACCTCTCTGTGTACTACCAGAAAGGCTCCCTGCGTCGCTCTATCCGCGAAGAGCCGCACTACAACCGCGTGGCGACTTATCAGTCCAGCAATGACGACTATGTCATTGAAGAGTACGGCATGATTGCCATGATCGACGGCGTGACATTCGCCTGATAACCCCATCACAAGGCGGGCAGCAAGCCCGCCCAGGAGAATGAACGCATGCTGACACCGGCACAAAGACATTTTCAGAAGGTCATGGCAGAGAGGCGAGGCTCCAGTGATGAGCGTGACGCGGAGACGCGCACCGCGCATGAGCAGATCCTCTTTCGCCTGCATATGCATAAATCCTCGCTGAGCCAGATTCAGTCCCGCCAGGCGAAGGCCGCTGTAAAGGCCAGCATCCTTCCTGAGTTTCAGGGGTGGATTGACGGCACGATCGAGAGCGACAGCGGACGCGCCGATCCGGTCATCACCACGCTGATGGTGTGGGCGGTGGACTGTTCCGACTATGCGCTGGCGCTGCGCATCGGGCGCTATGTCGTTAAGCATGGCCTGAGCATGCCGGATGACAACTATCGCCGCCCGGCACCCACGGTACTGACCGAAGAAATCTGCAATCCTATTCTGAACCTCGCCACCACTGACGCCGGAGCCGATTTGTCAGGCTATATCACCATGCTGGACGAGCTGGCCGACATTGTGGCTGACAGTGACATGCCGGATGAGGTCCGCGCGAAGCTGTGCAAGGTGAGGGCATTTTGCCGTCGCGACACGGAAGACGCGGAAACCAAAGGCGAAGCGCTGAAGCTCTTCCGGGAAGCCATGAGCCTGAACCCGGGCGCAGGCGTGAAACGGGAGATCGCCTCTCTGGTCAGCGCCCTGAAGAAGGCGCCGCAGACCAGCGCGGCGGGGAGCGATGCGGAAGATGAGACTTCATCCAGCGATGCAGCGGCAACCGAAACACCCGTAGCAGAAAAAGCAACACGAACACGCAAGCAGACGAAAACGGTGGCCGGCACCCAAAAAGCCACCCGCAAAACGGCGGCAAAAAAGACAACGAAAACCGCCGCCAGAGAAAACGCCTGACTGTAACGACTTGGCCCTGCGCCGCAGGCGGCGCGCTCGGCGATCTGCCCGTAATGCGGTCTTTTTACCGGACGCCCACCGCCTGACCTACCGGAGAAACGACGATGAGTTTTATCGCACTGCGCCCCGTCAGACCTGCTGAAAGTGATGTGACAGACGTGGACGACGGCGGCGCACAGATTGCCGTCGGCACTTTCTGGCCGACAGTGAAGCTCCACGATCTGCGCCTCGCTGCCCGCATCGCCGGTGATATTACAACATCCCGATTAATGCATATGGCAACGGAGGCCGCGCTGCATGTCGCGGATCAGCTGAAGGACTGGCGCAAGCAAAGGGAAGCGGAAGGCGCGGAATCGCTGGTTTCTGTACTGCTGACTTCCGCCGGTGAACCCGTCGAGCTGATTAACGGCGAAAGCGCAAAAGTTTACCGCTTCCGGCGTGCGGTCTACTCCTTCACGCGCGCCAGCGTACTGGAAGGTTACAGGGACGTCGGCACCACGCCAAAGGGCGACAAGGACGCGGAGGCTCTGGACAGGCAAATAGACGACCTCTGGCGGGACGGGCGCTGGAGTATTTCAGATATCCGGGAAGAACCCCGTATTTACTCGGAGCTTTTCTGATGAAAGTCAGGGCGCTGCAAAACGACACGGTTGATCAGCTCTGCTGGCGTCATTACGGCAAAACCGCAGGTGTCACGGAGAAGGTGCTCGAAGCCAATCCGGGACTGAGCAACCAGATATTTTTGAATGCCGGGCAGGAGATCGAAATGCCCGTGATAACCAGCGAGGTGGAACGGGTAACCGTCCAGTTATGGGAATGACTCTGGATCGTATTAACGAATATTTTGCGTTTGCAACATCCGCCCTGGTGACCGGCGTGGGCGTCATGACCGTCAGTGAAAAGCTAGCGCTGGCTGGCCTTCTTCTGGGGATTGTTTCCGCCGTCCGGCTGGCGATCCACCGCCGCCGCATTGAGCAGGCCAGCCAGCGCCGTAACGACTTGATAGAGCAGATTCTCCGCAAGGCGGAAACCCGCAACCTGTCGGACCGCGAGCGGCAGTTGCTGGAGCAACTGCACGGGGATAACCCGACATGAAGAACATCATCAAAAAATGTTCGATCGCGGCGATTGTGGCCTTGGGCATTTCGCTGGCGCCCGGGAGCGTCAGAACGTCGAAAGAAGGGCAGCAGAAAATTGCCGGTTGGGAAGACTGCCGCAGCACGCCTTATTACTGCACGGCGGGGGTGTTGACGGTTGGCATCGGCTCCACGGGCGGCGTGGAAAACCGCGAATACAGCAACCAGGAAATAGCGCGGCGCTGGATCAACGATCTGCAACGGGCAGAAAACTGCATCAATAACAATTTCCACGGCGCCGACATGCCGCAGCTCACCTTTGAGGCCATGACGGATGCCGCCCTGAATTTGGGCTGCACCGGGCTGATGTGGTTCACCGATAAAAACGGACGCAAGCAGAGGACCACGATCTGGAAGCATGCTCAGGCCAGGCAATGGCCGCAGATGTGCAACAGGCTTACTGATTTTGTCAATGCGGGCGGTAAGCGCTCCCCCGGGCTGGTTAACCGGCGCAATGACTTTAAAGCCTGGTGCCTGCTGGGCCTGAGTACGCCGTCATGAGGGCGGGCAGTGTGATTGTAATGCTTGTCCTGCTGGCCGCTGTCTTGTGGCAGACCGACCAGCTTAGCGAGGCCCGGACCCGCAACAAGCTGCTGACCGAAACGGCGACCGGTTACGACCAGGTTATTCAGGAAGTGAAGGCGACCGCCATACAGACCCATAAGTTACTGGCAGAGGTAAAAGTCCGTGAGCAACAGCGTAATGCAGAAGGGGAGCGCCGACGTGAAGCAATGCAGACCGCTTTCAATGGTGACACGTGCGCTGTTACTCCTGTGCCTGACGCTGTCAGCCGCAGCCTGCAAAAACACACCGCCCGCGCCGATCATTCAACTGGTCCGTGAACCCGTCCCGGAGAGCCTGACCGAAGAGACGCCACGCCCGGCGCTGGATAAGCCAGTGACCTGGGGCGCGGTGGCGATATTCAGCGACAGGCTGATGGATGCGCTTGATGCCTGCAATGCTGACAAAGCGGCGATCCGCCAGTGGAACAGCCTGCGCCAGAACACCCGAAAGGAGCCATAAATGCTGAAGATAAACACACTCCGCGCCGCCATAGAGAAAGCAAATACCTGGTGCCGGGCGAACCCGGAAGCCTGGACGGTGTTTGTTGAAGAGGGTGGCATTGAAACTACCGGTGAAACGCCGTCGTTCATGTACCGCTATTCTCTGGTTCTGTTTGTTATGAACTACGCCGGGAGTATTGACGACTTCACGCTGCCGCTGATGGCCTGGCTCTGGTTTAATCAGCCCGATCTGCTGCTGAACCCCGATAAAAACCAGCAGATTAAATTCACCACGCTGATTAACAACGACGACACCGCCGATCTGATGTTTGAGCTGCCGGTGCGTCAGCGGGTACTGGTGCAGCTGGATGAAAACGGCGTGCCGTGCGCCGAGCATTTGCCGGAGCCGCGCCCGCGCGTGCTGGTCCCTCACGCCTCTGGCTGGGGGCTGGTATTTGAAGGCGTGCTTCAGGAGGCCGGAGCGTGAGCGATCGGATGTTCAGCGAGCTGGATCAGGTCTTTCAGGACATCCTCGACGGCGGCAGCCCGGCGGGGCGCACCCGTACCGCGCGCAAAATTGGCCTAGCAGTGCGCCGCAGTCAGCAGCGCCGCATCGCATCACAGAAAAACCCGGACGGCAGCGGCTACGCGGCACGCCGCCGCAAAGTTTACCGCACCCAACAGGGGATCAAGTTCGTCTGGAATAACGAGGTGCGGGCGCTGAAAAACTGGCGCGGCGGGCGCGGGAAATATGGCCGGACAATCACGGGGTTTGATGAGAAACGCCGTGATATCCGCACCTTCTACCGGGCCGATATCGAGCGCTATCTGGAAATCAAAACGCAATCAGCGACGCAGACGGAGACAAAAAAAGCGCCGATGTTTACCCGCCTGCGCACCCTGCGTTTTATGAAGGTCAGGCCGGACGCGGGCGGCGTCACCGTAGGATTTGACGGCATCGCCGCACGCATTGCCCGTATTCACCAGTACGGCCTCCGGGATGAAGTTGGCCCGGGCGCCTACGCGCAGTACCCGGCGCGCGAGCTGCTGGGCATGACTGCGGCAGACCTGAGCGCTACGGAAAACGCCGCTATCAGCAGTCTGGGCGGTGCGTCATGAATGCCGAGCTGATGCGCCTGCTGGAAAACATTTTGCGCCAGGGTGTGGTGGAGCAAATCAGCGCCGACAAGAAAGCGGTGCGCGTTCGTTCCGGCAGGTTACTGACCACCTGGATCCGCTGGAACGTCATCCGCGCTGGGGAGTTCAGCATCTGGCTGCCGCCCTCCATAGGGGAGCAGGTCTGGATCGGTTGTCCGGGCGGCAACCCTGAAAACGCGTTTGTGATTGGCTCTGCATACAGCGCAGATAACCCGCCAACGTGCAGCAGCCTGCTGGAAATCAGCATCACCGCACCGGATGGCGCTCGCCTGCATTACGACGCTGCCGACGATGCCGGAGCGCTGTCCGTGACCGGCATTAAAACCGCGCATATCCAGGCACAGACCCGCGTCACGCTGGACGCGCCCGAGGTGGAATGCACAGAAAAACTTAAAGCGCGCACTTTCGAGCTGACCCACGGCGGCACAATGGCCGGTGATGTAATCCACTCCGGCGGCGCGTTAACGTCCAACGGTGTCCAGGTTGACAGTCATGGCCATGGCAGGGTTCAGACCGGCGGAAGCTGGACGGAGGGAACGCGATGACAGCCAGTTACACGGGGATGAACCCGGATGGAACCGGCGCGCTGACCGATCACGATCAGCTCTGGCAGTCCGTGACAAAAATCCTCACCACGCCAACAGGCTCGCGTGTGATGCGCCGGGACTTTGGCAGCGAGATCCCTGATTTGCTCGATGCGCCGCAGAACGCCGTAACCCGCATGCAGCTGATGGGCGCCGCCGCCATTGCGCTGGCTCAGTGGGAGCCGCGGATCAGTCTGACCACCGTCAACGTAGTGTTTTCGGAAACAGGCACAGTGACCGCCGAGCTGAGCGGCACCATCACGGAAACCATGACAGAAACCAGCAACACCATCAGGTTAAGGAGCTAGTGTGCAAACGTCCGTCGATTTATCTCAGATCCCGCAGCCTGATATCGTCGAGGTGCCCGATTTTGAAACGGTGCTGACTGATATCCGGGCGCTTATCGTGGCGGCCATGCCTGCGGAACTTCAGGCTTCAGTGTCTGCTGCGCTGCTGCTGGAATCTGAACCGATGGCGGCACTGGCTCAGGCCTTCACCTATCGCGAGATCCATCTGCTTCAACGTATCAATGAAGCCGTGCGCGCGGTGCTGCTTTCCAGCGCCCTGGGGGCGGATCTCGATCAGGTCGCGGGTAATTTTGACACTGAACGTCTGCTGATTACCGAAGCCACCGACGAGGCGGACGCCGTATATGAAAGCGACGAAGAGCTGCGCGGCCGTACGCTGCTATCATGGGCGCGCCTGAGCACGGCGGGCGCCCGTAATGCCTATCACTACTTTGCGCGCGGGGCTGACGCGGATGTACTCGACGTGCGCGCCTATGGCCCGGAGACGCATGACCAGGAGGGCCGCGTTTTCCTCTACGTGCTGTCACGCACCGGGGATGGAACCGCCCCGCAGGCTCTGCTCGATAAAGTCCTGGCAGCGGTGAACCCGGAGGACGTGCGCCCGATTACGGATTATGTGGCTGATTATGTCCGTTCCGCTGTGATTGTGAATTATCAGGTGATCGCTGACATTTACGTCCCTTACGGCGTGGACACCGCCACGGTGCTGGAAAAAGCCACCACAGCACTGAACGAATACACCGCCTCTGTGCATCTTATCAACGCCACCGCTGCACGGTCGGGCATAGACGGGGCGCTGCATCAGGACGGCGTTGTCACCGTCGATTTGTATTCACCGGCCGCCGACGTCGTTGCAACGATGGGCGAAGCCCCGCATTGCATCTCTGTTAAAATCAATCTTGTGGTGATGGACTATGACCGCTAATTATCCCGCCAGCATTCTGCCACCCAACGCCACCGCCGTGGAGCGGGCCATCGACAGGGCCAGCGCTGTAGCACTGGCGAAGTTGCCTGTATATCTGATCCGTTGGGTTAAAGATCCCGACAGCTGCCCGCTGGCGCTACTGCCCTGGCTGGCGTGGGAATATCAGGTTGATACCTGGAATATTAACTGGTCAGAACAAAAGAAACGCGATGCGATTAAACGCGCGCACTACATCCACCGCCATCGCGGGACGGTTGCCGCCGTGCGCCGTGCGCTGGTTGATAGCCCGTTTGGTACAAATATTGTCGAATGGTTTAACCAGAATCCGAAAGGCGATCCGTATACCTTTCGCCTGAACGTGTATCAGAACGATCTGCCGGTGACGGAATTCGACCAGCAGGATCTAAAAATGGCGGTCATGCGTGCTAAAAACCTGCGCAGCTGGTTTTCCGTTCATGTATTCGGTCGGCTTCAGGGAACCTCGTATGCTGCTGGTTACATGTACGCCACGGAGAAAATCACGCCGCGCTTTGTTCCGCTACAGGTGATTTTATCCCGCTACGAGCTGAATCTGGCTCCCGGTGACTCGGAAACGGTCACGGTGACAATTCTCCCTGAATATGCGGAAGACAAGACGTTTACAGCAACAACGTCTGATAAATCAATAGCGACCGCCAGGATCGTTAATGGCGCTATTGTAGTTACGGGAAAAACGCGGGGGACTTGTTCGGTCACTGTCACGACGACTAACGGCGTCAGCGCGGTGATCAGTGTGAAAGTGGTCGCGGTAATGAAATTTATTACCCGCATTGATAAAACAACGCGACCGTTGTTCTTTGTCCGTATGGATGAAGATTTCACCGTTGACTATGGCGACGGCATCGATAGCCGGGATTACCGTTTCGATCCGGCCAGTGCAGGATACGGCTGGGTTGTTCCGACGCGTGATTTGGTGGAGGGAGAAGAGTACACCATCACGATTAAGAACACGGAAACGGCCTGTCTGCGAACCCGTTTATCTAATGTGTCCTCAAAACTGAACACTGTTGTAGAGCTGATTAGCGCGACAGGGGATAGAGATAATCTTTCTGGGTTTGCACTGGATACCGTTGGCCTGCTGGCTATTCGTCCGGGAGCATTTGACGATCTGCCAAACGTGAATAATTGCAAAAATATTTTCACCAATTGCTCATCGCTTACCGGTATTCCGGCATCGCTGTTTGCTCACATGAAAGTAGGAACATTCATGGACGCATTCAGAGGGTGTATATCGCTGACAGAGGTTCCTGCCGCACTATTTGCGAACCAGTCCGACGCGACAGACTTCTCATCGGTATTTGCAGGCTGTACCGGCTTGATCAATATTGGTAATAATCTATTCAACGGCTGTGCATCAGCGGTGAATTTTAATTATGCATTTGATGGTTGTTCAGCGCTTACAAATATTGGTAGTGGAATATTTAAGGGGTGCGTTTTAGCGGCGGCATTCTCTTATACCTTCAGAGCGTGTAAAAATCTTCTTGCATTGCCCTCTGATATGTTCTCGGATGTACCGGGCGGCGCATTTACGGGCGTATTCCAGAATTGTGCAGCGCTTACTGAATTACCCGCTAAATTATTTACAAATTGCGCTGATGCGAATCATTTTGGCGGTGCATTCACTGGCTGTTCGCAACTTCTTTCTGTTCCTGCCGGCCTGTTTGCTGGACTGTCGAAAGTGACCTATTTCGGCGCGGTCTTTTCTGGTTGTGGTTCACTGAAAACTGTCGGTGCAGGGGTGTTTGCCGGGTGCGCTCTGGCGCAAACATTTTCCTCTGCATTTTATGCGTGCCGCTCCCTTGAAGCTGTAGCGAAAGATATTTTCAAAGGCTGTGTAGAGGTGACAACTTTCGCCAGTACGTTTTATGGGTGCAGCAGCCTAACGGCGCTCCCGTCCTTTGCTGACTGCGCGAAAGTCACCACTTTCTCATACGCTTTTGCTAACTGTGAATCGCTCACGAAAATTGATGCAGATGCTTTTGCTGATAAAGCGCTGGTAACGACATTCACATACGCTTTTGTAAACTGTACCTCGCTGGTTTCTGTGGGGGGCGGCGCATTCCGGGGATGTAGCGCGTTAACCAGCCTGGGCTACACGTTTTCCGGTTGCCGCTCTCTGGTTTCTCTCGCGGGAGATATGTTTGCCGGTTGCGTTAAGGTGACAGCCGTTAATTTCCTGTTCAATCAATGCTCTTCACTGGCTAACCTACCAAAAACGCTATTTAGTGACATGATTTCCCTTACGGGAATGTGGTCCACATTCCAGGACTGCACCGCATTAATCTCTTTACCGTCTGGGTTGCTTGAGGGTTGCGTCAATCTCACTTCGTTAACGCTGACATTTTCGGGCTGTACCTCACTGGCGGGATTGCCTGGCGATTTACTGAAAAACAACACCTTGATGACCAGTGTCGGATCAACGTTCTACGGTTGCACCTCACTGGTAAATATTCCCCCGATGCTGTTCGCGTCCTGTTCGCTTATTACCTCTTTTGGCGCCACGTTCCAGAATACCGGCGTGGAGGACATACCGGAAAATCTGTTCAGCGGCAATCCTCTGGTGACTTCTTACGGCCAGACTTTCAGGGGCTGTAAAAATCTGCGCTCAGTGCCAGCTGGCCTTTTTGCCGCCAGCATAAATGCCACAGTGTTCACGAATGTCTTTGCGGAATGTCGCGCGCTGGAAGTCGTCGGGGCGGGATTACTCAACACTACGGCGGTCACGACGATGGGTTATCTCTTTGACGGCTGCGCATCATTACGCAGCGACGTTAATGCGATATTTAATCTTACGAGCTACCCGGAGATTGTCACCACAACGGCAATTTTCAGGAGCTGCGCATTACTGACCGGCAAAGGCCTGGCATTTATGGGCAAGGTACCGAACGTCACCGCGCATTATTACTCGTTTTATGCCTGCGCAGGTCTGGACGATTACGAAGATTTACCCGGCAACTGGATAACGAATAAATTATGAAAACATTCAATCAATTAAAAAGCCTGATCGACTTTTGCCAGACCGATGCATTTTTCCTGGAGCACCTGAACCGGCTTCAGATCGCTGGCGTGATTTATTTTGATGAAGGCGATATCGATACTGACCGCAAGACCGTGAGTGATGATTTTTATGATCGCCTTGCCAGCGTGTACGGCATCGAGCCAGAAACAAAAACCGAGGGGGCATAATGGCCACGGGACTGACACTAACGACGGCGGGCGCGGCTGAAATCGAGGCCGCGTATCAGGCTGGGGAGATTGTGGATATTACCGCCGTGCTGATCGGCGATGGTGGTGGCGTTGCATTGCCGACCGATCCCGATGACCTGGCGGCGGTAACATCGCTTTTTGGACAGTTTGGCCGCGAAAATTTTGACTCCGATTCAAGCTATGAGGGGTTTATCAGCGGTCAGATTGTTATCAACTGCAAGGATTATCCGGGTAAGACGCTCAGAGAGGCGGGACTGGTTAGCGCTAAGGGTACGCTCATCGCTTACGGCGCATACCCGGCGACATACCTCCCGGCGCAATCTGATTCCATTATCAAAGAGATCATTCTGACGCTGGTGCTGACGTTGACCCATACTTCAAGCGTGCAGCTTGTTATCGATCCGGCGCTTGCCACACTCACGCAGGAAACGGGCGATAAACGCTATCTGCGGCGAGCACAAAATCTTTCTGATTTAAACGATACCGAAGAGGCCCGGGATAATCTGGAGCTGGGGAATTCAGCCACGCGGGACGTGGGCACCACGGAGGGAACGGTGGCGGCGGGGGATGATTCGCGCATTACCGGCGCACTTCAGAAAGAAAATAATCTTTCCGATCTGAGCGATACATCCGAAGCCCTGAAGGCACTGGGACTCAACAGTGACGGAACGGCCTATAAGACAATTGTTGACGCTATTTTTTACGTTGGGATCATCATTTCAGGTGAAAAAAGCCCAGCAGAGCGTTTCCCCTGGCAGACGTGGACGGATTTAAGCGAAACCTTTGCTGATAGGGTTGTCAGGATTGGTTCTCAGTATGGCGTGACCGGTGGCAGTAACAAGGTGAAGATTGAAGCCGATAACCTGCCTCCGCACTGGCACCGTTCGGGTGATCGTTCTCCTGGCGCAACATGGGATCCAACAACAACTCACGGAACAGATAATCAGAAAAGTGGACCGCTGGCGCTAACTGAGGGAACTTATGTAGATTCGCAGGGACTGGCGCAAACTCAAAACAAAGCGATAGATATTACTAATCAGTACGTCTCTGTGCGCATGTGGAAACGTTCAGCATAACTACTTGGTTTTGTTCAAACTTGAATTTACGAAGCATCTTGTTCATTTATGGCTGAAATGCCTTGGTGAGTTAATGGTTAGATGACAGGAACAGATTACACTGTAAATACATACAGATTGTCTTTATGATACACTTACCTAATGTTATTAAAATCGCAGCTGGGATTTAATTTTAATGAGCAGAATCAGTAAATTAAAAGTCATTGACTTGTTTTGTGGTGCTGGCGGGTTATCCTGCGGTTTCATGAAAGGTGAAAATGGCGCTCATTTTGAAAGCGTCTTGGCTCTGGATAATGATAAGGCTGCCATCAGAACGTACAATGCGAACTTTGGTGAACATGGTACTGTAGCTAATATTGAGGAATGGATTGCTGAGAACCCAGTTCCTCAGGCGGATGTGGTCATCGGTGGACCGCCATGTCAGGGATTCAGCTTACTCAATAAGAATCGGGAAGGTGATCACCGGCGTGCGCTGTGGGAGCCGTATATGGATATTATTGAGCGATCTTCTGCATCAGTATTCGTGATGGAAAACGTACCAGGTCTCTTATCAAGTGATGAATTTCAGGATATACGCAATCGTGCTGAGGATATGGGTTTTCTTCTTCTGAATCCCTCCGTCCTGAATACGGCAGATTATGGCGCCCCTCAAACACGCAAGCGAGCCATTGCTATTGGTATCAAAAAGGACCGCTTCCTGTTGGATGATATTCCCGCATTCCCTCCTGAGCCGTCACATCGGAACCCGGACAAGGAAGGAACGTTGCCAGCATGGCTGACTGTTCGGGATTTCATTGGTGATTTACCTGATCCGGTAGGAACGGAAGTTAGAGACCTTCCACCACCACTGGATCTCCACTTTGGTCGAAATCCTACAGCCCTTTCCCAGGAACGTTATTTAGCGGTACCGGTGGGAGGGAATCGGTTTGATTTGCAAAAGAACAGACCAGATATCACACCTGCATGCTGGATTAAAAAGACGTCAGGCGGGACAGATCTGTTTGGCCGGCTATGGTGGGAGCGTCCTTCGGTCACTATCCGTACCGAATTCTTTAAACCGGAAAAGGGACGTTATCTCCATCCAGAAAAACATCGCCCCATCACACATCGTGAAGCAGCCCGGCTGATGAGTTTTGCCGATGATTTTACTTTTTTGGGTACAAAAACCGAAATCGCTAGGCAGATAGGTAACGCCGTACCCCCGGTGTTTGCACAAAAAATTGCATCCTATGTTCTTAATTTAATGGAATATTTGATTAAAAATGGCGAGAAGATCGAAGAAGAGCGAACCGGAAACGCTGCGTAAACAGCTTCTGGCGTTAATTACTGACTTTGAGCATAAGCTCACGGACGACTCCCTTAGGGAACAAGTGCTGATGCTTGTTCCTGCCAATCATTTATTACGTGATTTAGGTAGCTCATTACTTAATGAAGAGGGCTGTAATTCTGCCCGGGATCGGATCTTGGCGTATTTGCTCAAGTATCCCGGCATTGTCATCCATGGGGATGAGCTCATGGTTGTCGCGGGCATCAGTGAGTACGCCCGTAGGATTAGGGAGCTACGTGTTCAGTTCGGTTGGTCTGTCCTGAGTGGAACCACGCTCCGGGAAATGATAGAACAGCATGAAATTACGTTGGAAGAACTTAAGGCTGACTCTCTTAATGCCCTCAAAACAGACGTGTATGCACTGATGGCCACGGAACAGGACAGAGAGGCCGCATTGCGTTGGAATGAAGCTAATGTTCTCAGGCGCAGTAAAATCTCCACAAAGGATAAAATACTCTCATACTTGCGTAAGAACGTTGGTCGTCCTGTTACTGGTGAAGAGTTACGCTATTTAGCAAACGACAGTAAAGAATGGGCTCGGCGTACTCGTGAGCTACGTACTGAGGATGGCTGGCCAATTGCAACCAAGAACTCAGGAAGACCGGAGCTGGAAGTCGGAGCCTATCTGCTGGAGGAAGACCGTCAGGCGGAGGTGCATGACCGAAAAATTCCTGATCCGGTCCGTGTGGCCGTCCTCGAGCGCGATCATCATGCCTGTAGAAATTGTGGATGGTCTCATGCGCGTAAAACAATAAATGATCCAAGAACCTTCCTCGAACTACATCATATTGAACATCATGCTGATGGCGGTGAAAATACCTTGGAAAACTTAATAACCCTCTGCAATGTGTGTCACGATGAGGTCCATCGTCGCCATATTTCCAGTGAGTATCTGCTAAATCTGCTAAGAAAATGAAGCTGATGAAGGATATTGCAGTAACATTATTGCCTTCCTATTTATAATCATCTTGGCTAGGATTTTGTACTGTTTGTTAGGGTTGAATAACGCCATGATCTCCTAAGCTTTAGCTCACGAAGCAAGGTCATTTAGCGTCTTTTGGGTTGTATTTAACGCAGTTTCAACCCCATCTTTTAAGGTTGCCATCAGTTCGTTGGCAGAGCTACTTTGCAACCGTTCCCTGATATCTTCATCAACCCTTTGCAGCGAAAGCGTGAACTCAATTCTTTTCGCTTTGCCGTAGCGGTCAAACTCCTGATGCGTTTCCTGCAAACCCGTGATGACATACATCCCGTAGATAGACCCGACGCCATCAATCAGCGGCCAGGCCAGCCCTGTGTAGGCCATTGTTGAGACTGCACCCAACGACAGGTTACCGCCAGTGATTTCAGGGTACAGCAACCCGCCAAGCGTTAGCTGGTTCTCACCGGCGCCAACGTACTGCCATTTTGCGCTCCTGCCCACACGGTCATTTTTGACGTGCCGCCAGTTACGAGATAACTGTAATTGCTGATAGGGCAGTGTCCTGAGTTCAAATACAAAAAGTCCGAATACCATCATCATAGTTATTACTCCTTATTAATCGTTATCCCGGAACGAACCCCGTGCAGCACGTTGCTTTTTATCAATTTCCGCGCGGACAGCCTCGCCAACAAGTCGCGCCAGTTCGCGTGGATTGCTGCTCTGAATGCTATGCAGATGAACATGAATATCACCGGAAAAACTATAACCTGAAGTCGCAGCCGCCGTGTGGGTACTTTGATTTCGGCGTACCGGTTGCCATGCCTGCGTCTGTTTTATCAATGGTTCGCCAGCTGCAATAACCGGGCGAGCGCTGACAGCCTGGCGGACAAGCCTCGACTCCTGCCATTCACCACGCACTGCAAAGGCTGGAGGGAGGTTTTTAAATACAATGTCACCCGGCCCGATACGTTTGCGCTTTTCCTCATCTAAAAGGCCTTTGGTGTTATCCGCGATTTGGCCCAACCGCCGCTCTGTTCCAGAGTTGCCCCCCAGCACATTGGGCGGCGGTGCGCTGCCTTTGCTTGCAGGCTTTTCAGACGACCATTGCCACTCCCTTTTAACCATGCGTCCGGATTTTTCATCCCATTCCCACATAACCGGAATAGCCCTGAGTCTGGCCGCTTCCAGCCTGGCTCTTTCAATGCCATCGGGGATGAGATCGAGCTTCTCCAGTAACCAGCCAACACCTTCCATTAACTTCTGAAGCGGCCAAAGCAGTACGCTAAGTGCAGTCCCCAGGACCTCTCCAAATGTCTGCCCGGCGCTGGCGCATTTGTTTAGCGCCTCGCGACTCTCCTCGACGGGGGTTAATACTTTTTTAAACCAGTTCCAGACGTTTTTAACGCCATCCCCAATGGCACCGAAAACGGGCGCCAGCCGGGAAAATGCGTTATAAACAGGCGCTAACCCCTGGATGACGCCTGTAAAAAAACCGCTAAAGAAGGCTTTAATTGGTCCCCAGTATTTCCAGATCAGTACCCCAGCCGCTACAAACGCAGCACCCACTAAGCCGATTGGGCTCAACAGCATTGATAAGCCGCCACCCAGCGCCGCAATTCCGCCTTTCATAATGCCGAAGAGAGCAGGGATCCCGGTTAGCCGCAGCGCCAGCCCGCCAACGCCTTTTGACAGGGCGCTTATCGCCGTCCCCGGAGAGTAAAAGGCGCCAAGTAACGCGCCGCGCAGGGGTACCATCAAACTGGTTAATACGCTGGCGCGTCCAGCCAGACCGCCGAGTAAGGCACTCCATCCGCTGATTTTTGCCAGTGAACTGCCGCCCACAGCACTCAATATGCGGAACGCTGATACCGAACCTCCGATGCCGCTCCCGCCGGACAGCAGCGCAAACCCCAGCCTGAGCTTCGCCAGCGGACCTATCAGCAGACCAGCAGCTAATGACATACCGCCAATTACTGCGGTTAATGCCAGTGCAGTACCACCGGCGAGTAACAACGTTCGCGAAAGTCTGGGGTTTTCTTCTATCCAGCTTTGAATAGTGCCAATAACCCGGCTAAGCCCCTGTGTCAGCCTGCGCAATGGGCCGTCTACTGTCTCAGCCACAGAAATGCGGAACGCCTCCCACGCGCTGTCCAGCTCCTTCAAATCGCCGCCCAAGTTGTCTTTCTTCTTGTTAGCGACGGCGAACGCCTCCTGATTTTTATGTGCTTCTGCAATTTGTTCATAGAGTGACTGGAGGTAGCCATCACCTGCGCCGTTGACCAAAGACTGGAGGCTCGTAAAACCCTCTTCTCCGGCGATATCTTTGAAAAATGAAACCTGATCCACCTCGCCAAAGCGGGAAACGCGTTTTTGTAGATCGAGAAGAATATCGAACGGACGTCGCATCTTTCCGCTTGCGTCGGCAGTTTCCACTCCCAGCTCTTTGAGTGCCTTTTTGGCTGCCGTAGTGGGGGAGGCCAGGCGGGAGAGGGAGCGACGCATTGCCGTACCGGCCTCGCTACCGCGAATACCCACGCGCGCCAGCGTGCCAGTCATCGCTGCGGCTTCTTCCAGGCTAATCCCAAGTCCCGCCGCTACCGGCCCGACAACTTTCATTGTCTCGCCGAGGCTGCTAAGCGTAGTATTGGTACGGGTAAATGTACCTGTCAGCACATCGCTGACGCGGTCCATTTCTCCGGCATCGAGGGAAAACTGAGAAAGAATGTTTGAGCCGATGTCTGCCGTTTCACCCAATTCCATACTGCCCGCCAGCGCCATATTGAGCACGCCGGGCAGCGCTGCACGGATAGCATCAGGCGTAAAGCCCGCCATTGCCAGAAAGGCCTGGCCGCTGGCGGCGTCACGTGTGGTGAAGGCGGTTTCAGCACCGAGTTTTTTTGCCTGAGTGCGCAGGGCGGCTAGTTGTGAATCGCTTTTATCGAGCCGCGTCAGCGCCTGGACGTTTGACATTTCCTCATCAAAACCAACCGCAGGTGACAGGAAGCGTCCGGCGCCGTACCCGGCTGCGGTTGCTGTACCTAATGCTATGGCACCGCCAGAGCGCAACTTCCCGGCCATCTGCTGCGCACCCTCGTAACGTTTACGAGCTTGAGTGACCGCAGCAAGTTGCCGTTTTTCCCGTTCAAGGGATTGGTTGTATTGTTCTGTGCGGCGTATCGCGTTACCTATAGTGGCGCTACTACCGGAAAGCATGACGCCATGCTGGCGCAGGGCTGATGCACTCTCACGGAGGCGAGCCACTTCCGTCACGCGTTTTGCGGTCAACCGATCAAGCCGCTCACCCAGTCGTGACATCAGTATTTGCTGTTTTTCCGTCAGCGTTCCGTTTTTACGTTGCGCTTCTGACAAACCATCAAAGCGGGCACGGGCACGTGAGATGGAACGATCGGTTTTGACGACGGCCGCGGTCATTCGCTGAAAAGTGGCACTGCTCTTATCGAGCCCTTTCAGGGTGGATTGTGTTTTTCTGAGGGAGTCGGAAAGGCCGCCCGCACTCTGGCGGGCAGCATTAACGGGGCGGGTAAATCTGTCGATCGCGCTGAAAGCAACGCGTATATCAAGACTCTTCATCACTGGCACCACTTCGAAGCGCCGCCCGCTTGCGCCAGGCTATCACCTCGCCAAGATCCATGCCGAAAACTTCAGAGGGCGGCCAGTTAAAAATAACGGCAATATCAGCAACCAGATCGTCTATCTGGTCAAACGCAACGGTGATTACTCGCTCTCCGTCTCCGCCACGTTCGACGCCCCAGGCTCCGGCGGATTCAAGAAAGGGACCAGAAGCTCTGCCAGCCCGATAAAGTCCAGAGTGTGCATTTCGTTGATTTCTTTTTGTGTCAGCGCAGGCGCGGTGACTCGCGTCAACAACGTGGCAATTGAGTCTGCATCCATATTGGCAACGCGGATAAGATTCAGGCCGCGAAGCGATCCGGCCTGACTGATGGCGCCGGTAATTTCCACCTGACCGATCTCACTGTCTTTACGAACTACCGGCTGCATCAGCGTGAACAGGTTTTTAGTTTTTTTAGCCATGTTTAAAATCTCCGGGCGGCATCTTTGCCACCCTCTGAAAGGTTATCAATTGCCCATGCCAAGGGCGGAGGTGATGCGGTCCGGGAACATGTTCTGACCATTCTTTTTGTAGATGAAATTCAGCAGATCGATTTCGATAATGGGCTGATCATCAATGGAGAATTTGTAGTAGGTGGATTTAAAGGTGTAGCTTTCCTCCGTGTCTTCCCCCTGTTTTGAGTCTCCACCGTCGAGTTCAGTAAATCGCCCGCGCAGCTCCACCTCGACAAGCTGGCTTTCGCCATCAGTGAAATATTCACCCGCAAAGCGCAGCCGCGTGCCGTCAATTTCTGCCCCGTATTCGAGAAACAGTGCTTTGATGACACCACCAAATACAATGGTGGAATCCAGCGCGCCAGCCTCAAGGCCGAGATCAACACCGACCGCACCCAGCATGCCACCACCCTGATAGTCCTCTATCTTTCGTGACAGTTTGGGGCGAGTGAAAGAGGTCGCTTTTCCCAGATAGTTGTCGCCGTTAACAAAGCAGCTAAAAAGCCGCAGTTTGTGAGGAACAGCCATTATTCACCCCCGAGCGACGCGAACGCCGGTTCGTAAAAATCATCAGTAAAGGTCTGGTATAGCGTCAGATCTTCAAGCGGCGGGGCCGGGCTGTAGCTATAGCGCACAATCAGTTTTCCCTGGCGCAAATCCGTGGTGCCGTTGTCCAACGTGTCATACCAGCAGTCAGCGCCGATAAGCTGGCCGGCAGTGACTTTTTTGCTGAGAGCCGCTCGAATACCGCTCACAACATCTTTCACGTTGGCCGGAGTGAGTGGACTGTCAACCGTGGTAAATTGCGCCTCCGCGATACTGTCCGCTAGGATCTGCGCCGTACGGGTGAACACCTCGAAAGTGTAGGTTTTGGTGTCCGTGGTGCGGTTGCCCCAAAAGCGGAAACCGTCACGCTTGATAAGCGTCGTGATTTCGTTGTTGTTAAGCTCGTTCGCGTCGCTGTCTTCTGCCTGTAATGCCCAGAAAACATCCTTCGAAATACCGAGAACGTTATTCACCACAACATTCGACAGCGATTTGTGCCAGCCCTGGCTGTTATCGATAGCGGCGCGCAGGCCGCAGGCGTAAGCCGGGGCGGGAAACGTTTCGTTATCATCCGTCAGGGGGTTGTAAGCGATAAAGTCCGGCCAGATCAGCATCAGCTCGCGGTAAGCGAAGGTTTTGCGATAAGCGATAGCCTCCGCCATGGTCGCGCAGTCGTTGCAACCGGCATAAACAAAAGCCCGCAGATTTTGGGCAATCACGCAAAGCTGTGACGTCACTTCCGCAGTGTCGTAGTCCGGCACCGCCAGGATGCGCGGGCGATAGCCGGTTTTGGCCTCCGCCGTCAGCAGGGCATACATTCCCGTATAGCTGTCGCCATCTGTTCCGCCAATAATGGCCTGGGACTGGCTGTCGCCGTTACCGGAAGCCTCTTTCACCCGGACAATCACAACACGCGGACTGCACTGATCGGAAATGGCTTTGAGGGCTTTGTAAAGTGACCCGGTTTTACCTGCCTTGCCGAGGACGTTACGTACCCGTGTCAGCAGAACCGGCGTATTGAGCGGGAAAGTTTCCGGATCGGCGTCATCAGCAACCGCAACAATACCGATCACGCTGGAATCAATGTCATTGATTGCCTGCTGTAGGTCGGTATTTTCGCGAGAGCGGACGCCGTGAAAACGAGTTTCAGACATAAGTTCACCATCATGTTGCTCTTTGAGTTCAGGGCAATATTCAACGTTAAGTCTGCTGGCGTCGCCTGGTTGCCGGTCTGCCCGTTCGCTGACAACAAAAAGGGATTCAGCCCCGCGCGCGGGCATGGAATCATCAGCAAAAAACGGGGGAGTTATGTCGATAGCAGACACGCTAATAACAGCAGCCGAAGCGTATGTAGAAAAATTAAGTGAGGTCGTAAAGACGCCAGATTTTAGTATTACGTTGGGTGGTGTAGCCCTAACCGAACTGGCCGACCGCATCACCTCGCTATCTGTGACAGATAACAACGGTTTTGATGCTGACCAGCTAACCCTGTCAGTAGATGACTCTGATGGAGTGACGGATTTACCACCGCGTGGTGCGGAGCTGGCGGTGTCCATCGGCTGGCTGGGTGAGGCATTGATCTACAAAGGTCTCTACACCGTTGACGAGGTGGGGCATAGCGGGCCGCCGGATGTTATCGACATCACCGCGCACAGCGCTGATTTTCGCGAAGAGATGAACGTCAGGCGGGAGGTGTCCTGGCATGATGTGACGGTAAAGCGGGTGGTATCGGCCATAGCCCGGCGCTATGACCTGAAGCCGATGATTAGCGAGGCCCTGATCGACATTGAGATCGACCATGCGGACCAGACCGAAGAGAGTGACATGTCGTTTTTAACGCGCATGGCGGAGATGTTGGGGGCCATTGCCACCGTGAAAAATGGCTGTCTGCTGTTTATCCTCCCTGGGGGCGGCGTCAGTGCATCTGGTAGGGCGCTGCCATCGGCTGAGATAACCCGTGCCAGCGGAGATCGTCACAGGTTCCGCATTGCCGATCGCGATGCTTACACTGGCGTGCGGGCGTACTGGCTGGATCTTAATTTCGGCAAGAAAAAACCGGTCAAGGTCACTAAGCGTAAGACAAATACTGCCAGAAAAAAGGCTGAGGAGAAAAGCAGCCGCCCGGAAGGGGATTACATGGAAGGCGCTGAAGGTAACGTGTATGTTTTGCGTAAAACCTATCAGAACGAAACGGCGGCCAGGCGCGCAGCTGCGGCAAAATGGATACAGCTCCAGAAAGGCGCGGCGCAGTTTTCGATAACCCTGGCGCGCGGCCGCGCCGATTTATATCCGGGTATGCATCTGAACGTGTCGGGCTTTAAGACTGAAATCGATACTCAGGATTGGATCATTGCAAGAGCAGAGCATGTAATCGGTGATAACGGATTTACCACGAAAATGGAGCTTGAGGCGAAAATAAGCGACTGGATTGCAGAAACTGAACAGTAGCGGCCATAATAGGCGTGAGTTCAACTCCCTATGGGAGATCATCATGTTTGTTTGTCCCTATTGCGGCGCAAACGCCCGCACCCGCACCAGCCGCCGGTTAAGCGAGTTCACCATCCGGCAATACCATCAATGCCAGAATCTTGAATGTAGCGAGTCATTCACGACACTTAACACCGTAGAGCGCAGAGTAACAAAGCGCTCAACCAGCGCAGATCCCTTGCCACCAGGATTTATACCCGGCGACGCTTTCCCTGCTTCTCATTACGGGAACAGTCAACTTAGTCTTGCGGTATAAAAATAGCCCCCTGGAAAGGGGGCTATTCTTGTCAATGTGGTCGATATGTGGACATTTTTGAAATAAATCCTTTTATTTCAATTTATTAAATCCCAAAAAAAAGCCCCGTCGGGGGCGACGGGGAAAAACTCATTGATTATGGAATGATCTGTTCTCTGGTCAGTTCGAGAACAGGGCTACTCTACGATGCAAAAGTGCAGCTAAAATGGAGAAAAGGTGGAGATTCAGGGCGAAAGTCCGTTTTGATCAATTAAGGAGTAGAAATGAAGTGGATGATAGCTATGTTGCCTCTGGCGATGGCCGGATGTGCGCAGACTCAGCCGACGCAACCTGCACATCCGGTGGGGATGGCTAACCCGGCTTCGGTTTACTGTCAGCAGCTCGGCGGCACGCAGGTTCCCATCCAAAGCCCGCAGGGCGTACGCACTGAATGTAAGCTGCCCAGCGGGGAAACGTTAGATGAATGGGCGCTCTGGCGGCGCGATCACCCGAATAAGCCGTAGCGTTTATTGTAGCGATTTTAGCCAGTCAGCCAGCACCTGCGCATGATTTTGCCGGGTGTTTTTCGCCGCATAGAGTAACGTCAGCGGCTGTTGACTGGCCAGGGCCGCCAGGCGTTTGCCTTCCTCCCGTTGAGCCTCAAGCTCCTGGCGATAGAGTTGGCTAAAGTGGGCGAAATCGATGGTCTCGCTGTGAAAAGCCTTGCGTAAATCTGCTGATGGCGTCAGCGTTTTACACCACTCATCGTAGTTCAGCGTTTCTTTTTTTATCCCGCGCGGCCACAGACGGTCGACCAGTATCCGGTAGCCGTCGCTCGTTTCCTGCGGGTCATAAACGCGTTTACACTGAATCAT